TCGCAAGGAGAAACTAATGCCTACATTCACACACGGTAAAGCCACCGTATTCAAGGTGGACAATGCAGCGGGAAGTTTAACTACTATCAGCGATGTGCTGACAGATGTTTCATTCCCACAGACAGTCGAAACAGCCGAGACAACAAGTTTTGGTTCAAACGCAAAGACCTACATTGTTGGTTTGAGCGATGCAACCATTTCAGTATCAGGTAACTTCGATACAACAGTTGATACACACCTCAGCGCGGTTCTAGGACAAGCGGCATCTTTGTCGTTTGAGTATGGACCTGAAGGTTCAGCAAACGGAGATGCAAAGTACACAGGCGAGTGCCTCATGACTTCTTACGAGAAGAGTGGTGCAGTTGGCGATGTTGTAACTTTCTCAGCAGAGTTCCAAGTTACAGGTGCCGTCACACGCGGTACTTATTCTTCATAATTTAATAACAATTTAATAAGTCGTGACCAACCTAGTGTCCAAGGAGAAATAAATGAGTCTAAAAGAAGCAATTTTCAGTAGCGATGACATCACAAAGGAACTCGTAGAAATCCCTGAATGGGGAGTAACTGTCGAGGTTCGTTCGATGACAGCAAACGAAAGAGCAAAACTCGGAGAAGGCGCTGCTAAAGGCGACAAGACCGATGTTGCTGCAATGTACGCACTAACTGTTATTGCAACTGTTTATGACCCTGAAACTGGTCTGCCAGTCTTTACAACACAAGACAAAGAAGCCATCCTTTCTAAGAATGGTGCGGTTATCGAACGCCTTGCAACCAAGGCTCTCGGCAACTCAGGTCTGTCTGAAAAGGCGGTAGACGAAGCACAAGCACGATTTCCTGAAGAATCCTGAGCGTAGGTTTCTTTTCGAACTTGCTGAAGAATTAGGTCGGACGGTGGGCGAACTTCTTTACGGGAGTCCAGCCCACCGCCCCCTATCTAGTATGGAATTAACCGAGTGGTCTGCCCTCTACATCCTAAGAGGGAAAGAGCGGGAAAAAGCGGAAAGAAAGGCTAAGGCAAGAAGATAATGGCTGAAGCACCGCAGATGGAGATGCGGGCGCGAGTTAGCGCCGATACCGCACAATTTACCCGAGGGATGCAACAAGCATCTCAGGCTGCTGAGGGTTTCTCAAAAACAACGGGACGCCTCAGAGGTTCGATGATTGGAATTGGCGTTGCCTCAGCCGCCGCCAGCGCCGCCGTAATTGCTTTCGGTATCAAATCTTTTAATGCTGCTGCTCGCGTCGATGAGTTGAATTACGCTTTAGATGCAATTGGTAAATCGACAGGCTTAGGTGGACAAGCACTTGCAGATGAAGCCGCAGATGTTAAATCCATGGGTATCGAGATGGAGATTGCCCAAAAAGCCGTATTGAAGTTTGCTCAAAATAACCTTGAGTTGAGTAAAGCATCTGATATTGCTCGTATTGCTCAGGACTTAGCAATTATCTCGGGTGAGAACTCAACAGAAACATTTAACAAATTAACTCACGCCGTTATTACAGGTCGAAGCGAAGTTCTCAAGTCCGTTGGTATCCAAGAAAATGCTGGTCAGATGTATGCAAAATTTGCAAAGAGCATCGGTAAGACAACAAAAGAATTAAGTTACCAAGAAAAACAACAGGCTGTTCTTGCTGGTGTAATGCACGAAGGTACAAAAGTTATGGGTACCTATGAGGCTGCGATGAAGTCTCCTGGTAAGACTCTACGCTCATTCAAGCGTTTACATAATGAGTTGCAAGTAGCCATGGGTGATGTATTGCTCAAAGCCTTTGGTCCTCTTATTTTGGCTGCTTACGACCTTGAAAAAGCAGTTACAAAAGCAGTTGAGAAAAATGCGACACTTCAAGTAATTCTTCGTGCTTTACGAGAAGTATTTATGAAACTCACTCAACCAATTACAGATTTCATAACAAAAATTACAGGTGCCATTAAAGGCATGGACATCATGTATACGAGCGCTGACAATGCTGCAAAGGGTATAAAGAGAGTTATACCTGACACTAGAAAATTAGCAGAAACATTTGAGATGATTCTCCCCGCTATTGCGGGTGTAGCAGCGGGATTTGCCGCTTTTGCAGGTAAAGCACTTCTTCCAGGCGTTCCAATTATCGGAACTGTGTTTTCTAAATTAAAGCCTTTCCCAGTTGCCCTTCTTGCAATGGCGCTAACCTCAACTCAAGTTCGTAAGGCTTTGGTGAATCTATTTACAGCCTTCAAGCCCTTGGTACCTATAATTGTTCAAATTGGTAAAATCATGGGAACTGTCGCTGCTGTTGGAGTTATGGTTCTTGCAAAAGCCATCAATATCTTGGCAGCGATTGTTCGTGGAGTAATTGGTTTCGTTCAAAGAAACATAGAAGTTTTTAAGACTTTAGGGTTAGTTGTTGCTGGAGTTGCCCTTGCCTACGGTGGTTATCGCCTTGCTATTTTACTTGCCACAGCCGCTCAAATTGCTTTTTCAGCCGTTATGGGCGCAGCAGCCTTTGTTACTGGTTTACTCACTAAGGCAATAGCAATCATGAACGCAACTATTGCACTTAATCCAATTCCTTTAATTATCGGCTTAGTAATTGCGTTGATGGCAGCCTTCGGTTATCTCATGGCAACAAATGAAGATTTTGCAGCAGTTGTTAAAAATGTTTTTAATTTTGTTCTTAAAATAATTATTTATGCCGTTTCCTCGATTGTTACTGCCTTTGGCATGTGGATTCAAGGTATTGCCTTCTTGATTAGAGTTTTTAGTTTTTTTGTTGAGGCAGTTGTGAAGGTCTTTGAGGTTGTACTTGACATTATTTTGACGGTCATTTCTTCAGCCCTCAGAGGCTTCAGAAATCTCATTGATGGTTTTGTTTCCCTTATGGAGAGTCAAGGAATCTTTTATGATGCAGTCAAGTTTATTTTCAACGCTACGCTAAGAATTATCACCCTTGTTATTGGCGGAATTATTAACATATTTGCTCGTCTTGTGGGAGGAGTTGCCGATTTACTCGGTGTATTCAACTTTTTATTCAAAGGCGTGAGGTCAATCTTCTTGTCAATCCTAGACGCCATCTCAGGGGTCGGTAATGGTATTTTCAAAATACTTGAAAATGTTGCTAAGGGAATTGGTGGTTTCCTTGGGATGGTCTTTGATGCTTTGACAGGCTGGATACGAGGCTTGTTGAGTTTGTTCTCTAAGATTCCTGGCATTGGACCATTGGTTGCTAATGCCCTCAATGGTGGACTCGATGCTGCAAAGGGTGCGATTAAAGGGATTGCAAGTCTAGGAGTAGACCTTGGTAAATCTGTTTTCACGGGTGTTGTCAATGGAGTTAAAACAGCGGTTAATGGGATTTCTAACATTGGAACCAGCACAGAAAATACTTTGCGAAAAGTTGAATCCACATTGATCCACATTGTCTAAATTCTCTGCAAAAGTAGTTGAATTTGGTCAAAAAGACAATGGCGCCAAAATGATTGAGTTATTAGTCAAGGGCGCCAAGGGTGCATCAAAGGGACTCACGGTTGTAATTGATGCAATTCAAAAAGTAATAGATGCGCCTCTTTCTACTACTGTTGGTGATTTTATTGACGGCATTGCTGACAAGGTTGATAAAGCGGGCGAGTTTGTGATGGGGCTTGCAGTAACGATGCAAGAGTTCGCAGACAAAACAGATTTTTCAGCAGTTGTCGGCGATAAAATTGGCGACTTCATTACAAAAATTAAAGACAGCCTAAAAGAAGGACTTGGTTTCGGCGACATCCTTGCTGACGAGAAAAAGAAGTATTCAGCAGCAACAGGTGTAATCACCCCCGATACAGAAACGGATGCTGAAAAGTCAGCAAAGCGCATCAAAACAATCCGTGATGCAATGCAATCAGGTATTGATTCCATTAAGGGCGTTCTTGATGATTTACAGCAAGCAGCCAAAGATTTTGCAGATAGCCTCAAGGACACAATCGTAGGTTTTGCAGGTCTCAAGAGCATTGAGTTGCCTGATGGATTTATTCCAAAGGCTAAGTCTCTGATTGATAACATGTCCAAAAGACTCGACAAGAGCAAGCAATTCGCAGGTCAAATTCGTCAATTACAAACTATGGGCTTGGACTCAGATGCTTTGAAGGCAATTATTGAAGAAGGTCCAATCAAGGGAGCGCAGATTGCGGCTTCTATCCTCGGTGGCGGACAGTCAGCAATTGATGAAATTAGTCGTTTGCAAAAAGAAATTCAATTCACAGGTGCGGTAATTGGTGCCTACGGAAGTGATGTTGCTTTCAGCGATAAAATTGCTGAGGCAACAAATACTCTTCGTTCTCTTGAATACGGTCAGATGAGAACTGGTACTGCTGGAAGCAATGTGTTTATTGAGCAGGGAGCGTTCCAAGTGATGATTGATACTTCTAAGGCTACAAATGAAGAAGAAAGAGCAGACATCATTACTAAGCGAATTGAAGAAACCTTTGCAATTTTAGCCCGTCAGTTAGCGAGTAAATAATGGCTACTACTGTATTAAGACCTAATGCTAATTGGAACAACGACACCCTCTTCACCATCTCGGGAGGCTCGGGGTCAGTTCACGCAGCACTAGCAGATAACAGCGATTCAACTTTTATCACTCGAACAAGTAATACAGTCCCAGCATTTTATGAAGGAGAGTTCGGAACGACCACGCTCGGTGCAACAGAAAGAGTCACTTCTGTAAACCTGCGGGCAAGAATTGCAGTTGGAACAGCGGGCAATGCTCAGTTCAGCCTTGGTGTAATTACAGACCGTAACGGTAGAACTGTTTATTATTCCGTTCCAATAACCAAGCAAAATACTTTGGCTCTTTCTACAGTTGATTTTGCATTGAATATGACAAGCGCTCCAAACGGTGCTGCATGGACTCAGACCCTTATTGATAACTTAGTATTTAAGTTCACAGACAATGCAACAGCATCAGGTGATAAAACTAGCGTTTATGAAGTTTATGTTGATGTTGTCACCACAACTCAACCAACGGTCACAGTTACCGCTCCGTCAGGTTCAATCACAACCACTTCATTTCCATCTGTAGTGTGGACATACGCCGATACAGAGGGAGACCCACAATCTGCTTATGAAGTAAAGATATTTGATTCAACAACCTATAGTGCAAGTGGATTCAGCCCTGACACATCAACACCTTCAGTTCAGACTGGGATTGTGGCATCAAGCAACCAAGGACAAACTCTTGAGGCTGACTTAGCCAACAGTACAACTTATCGTGCCTATGTACGAGTTGCTCAATTAGCAAACGGTGTAAATTATTTTAGCGAATGGTCATTCTCGCAATTTAGTTTAGCCGTAGATGCTCCTGCCAATCCAACAGTTTCGGCTTTCTTTGAATCTGATGTTGGCTCTGTTGCGATAACTCTTTTTGGGCGTACAAATGTTCTGAGTACAAATCAAGCATCGTTAGAAACAAATGCTGACGGTTGGGTTGCTTTGACAAATTGTTCAGTTGCTCGCTCGACTGCTCAAGCATCAAACGGTTCTGCTTCCCTTGCCGTGACCGCCACAGCAGCAGGGGATGCAGTTGCAACCACAACTACTGCGACGGCTTTCACGGTAACGCCATCCACCGAGTTTTCTGCTACTGCTGAGTTCAGAGCCAATTCAACGGTTCGCTCAACAGCAGTTGGCATTGTGTGGCGAAATGCAGCAGGGACAACACTTTCTACAGCCTATGGAACCGTCGAAACAGATTCAGCGAGTGCATGGAATCAATGCACAGTAACAGCGACGGCACCTGCAACCGCAGCAACAGCATTAGTTGCTGTCAAAATAGTTTCTGCTGGAACAAGCGAAGTTCACTATGTAGACAAGATTGCTTTCCACGCTGGAGATGAACCGTTTTGGACTCGAGGCGGATTCAGCACATTCTCTTTTGATGTTGAACGCTCAGATGATTCAGGAGTAACTTACACAGCAATCCGCAATAGCCCTGTGAGTGCAAACACTTCTCAAATTGCAACATTAAGCGACTTTGAAGTTCCTTTAGACAAGACAGTTACTTATCGTGCGAAAGCGAGGGCTGAAATCTAATGGCTGTTTTATCATCAGGCTATACGGTTACAGAGCCAATTCAAATTGTTAATCCTGCTGTTTGGTCATTTACCGCTGTTCAAAGTCCAACGACCCGAGTTACTGAATTACGCGTTCAACAACCACTCAATTCTTCAATCGTTGAATCTTACGGAGTTTTTAAGCCTTTGGGTGCATCTAAAAGTATCGTAGTGGCTACGAGCATTTATGGAATTGATGGCTCTTATGAGTTCACTACTCAGGGTGAGACAGAGTGGAATAATTTGTATCCAGTTCTGACTTATCAAGGAATCTTGCATGTGCATGACCCGCTTGGGCGACAAAAGTATGTGCGCTTTGTTGATAGAACTTGGACTGAGGTAGGCGACATCAACAATTTGATTCGTAACGCCAAGGTTAATTACTTTGAGGTTGAGGCTCCTTGATGTATCCCGTATCTGACGCTTTCTTATCGTCAGTTCGTAAGTCTCATATCAGCAATGTCAAGATTGAGATTTATGACATGGCGAACAATGAGATTATTAGTACGGCTCAACCAATCTCAGGTGAAGTCACTATCGACTCACGCAGAGACATTCGACGCCAATGCTCAATTGAGTTCATTGATAGAGATGGAACACTTGTTCCAACAAACAATCGTTCTTCTATTCTGTTGCCGTATAACCGTGAAATCAAAATCTATCGAGGAGTACAGTTTGGAGACGGCACAGAAGAGTTAGTGCCTCTCGGAGTTTTTATTCTGACAACCGTTGAAATTACTGATACTCCCGATGGAGTTCGAATCAATGTGCAAGGCTCGGACAGAAGCCTTCGGGTTATTCGAGCAAAATTTACAAGCCATGATTTTTTCATCAATGATGCAACGGCAAAAGAAACAGCCATTCAGCAGATTCTTAAAGATAGATACCCAGCAGTTCAAACTGTCTTTCCTGCAACAAATCAAGTTACAGACATTATTTATCCAACTCTTGACCAGTCATCAAACCCCTGGAAAGAAGCGCTCAAAATTGCAGAGTCGGCTGGCATGGATTTGTACTTTGATGAAAATGGAACGGCTCGTATGCGTCCAATCCCTGACCCTGATAACGGATTACCTTTAGTAGTTTATGAGGACAATACTGAATCTGTCCTAACTTCTTTGAGTCGCTCGCTCTCAAGTGATGAATCATTTAACCATGTGATTTATACAGGTGAGGGAACCAACCTCTCAATCGGTGTTATTGGTGAGGCTAAGGATGAAAACCCAGCCTCTCCAACTTATGTTGAAACTTATGGCTCAGTTCCTCTTTTTAAGTCATCCCCATTCATTTTGACAGAAGCCGAGGCTAAAGAGGCGGCTATCGCTGAACTTCGAAAAGTTATCGGAGCGCTAGAAAAAATTTCATGGGACCAAGTTGT